TTACTAGGATCTTGCATTAAGTGCTCCTTTTAAAAAATTAGTCCATTGTCCAGCAATATTCTTCCAATTGTAAAAATGATTATAAAAATTTTGTTGGAATTTTAAATGATTATGACAACCAGGGTTATTTAATTGATCTGGTAAACTATCAATAACTGCTGCAAATTGTACAGAAAGATTATTCAAATTAGTATCCATAGGAATGTAAACAGGAAACTCTGAACATGTTTCATAAAGAGCACCATTATCAGTTGTCACAACATATAAACCACATGCTAACGCTTCAAGTGCTGATATACAAAAAGTTTCTTCCCAGATATTAGGATAAACAAAAGCATCATAAGTGTGAAGATTATCTAATATGTATTGATTAGATTTATAGCCTACATAATTAACGTTCGGTAAAATTTTAGCTTGATCATATAAAGCTTTGTATTGACTATCGTTTTGTTTTTCGAAATCAGTACCATATACTTTTGTGCTACTATAAACATCTAACTCAACATTTGGATTTTTTACGAGTTGCATAGCCCCAAGTAAAACGGATAATCCTCTCCATGGAGTAGGATGATATATAAGTTTTATTTTATCTTTTTTTGCAGTAACATTTCTAAGTTTGATATTTGGTATACCATTTTTTATTACCGTGCATTTTTCATGAGGTATAGAAAATTTTTTTCTGAACTGTTCATAATTCCAATGACTGTTAAATACGAAAAAATCATATTGTGCTATTTGTTTTTTGTCTTTAAAAAATTCTTGAAAGTGTGGTTGGTCTGGTGCCATTTTTTGCCAAAGAATATTTATTTTATTTGCAGCTATTGGCACTCTTCCAGGCACAGATAAACATATTTGAAATTGATCTAATAAAGACTTTTCAACATTGTCTTGTAAAAACTTATATTGTAATTCAGTTCCGCCTAATGGATTCATTTTTTTGTTTTACTAAAAATAGGAAGATCAGGAACCATTACTTCAACATCAGTAGCTAAATCTTCTTTAGGATGTTCAGCTAAAAAAGCTTCCTCTGTTTCATACCTTTCTCCAGTTTTTTTACTTCTGTAGATAGTTTTAGTTTCGCATTTTATTTTATGGTAAACAGTCATGTTTTCTAACTATATTAATTTAATGACCTTGTCCACGATATTTTTTTCTTTTGCAGGCACGTGGTCCGTGTTTCTTTCTTATTCTACCAGGACGTTTTTTTGGTGTTCGCTTATGATAGTTATTTACTCCAAAGATTGATTTTTTCTTAGCCATTATTTGATTATATTAAAATTAAAAGAAATTGATACTCTAGGCTCGTCAGATAAATTAGCTTCTACATAATGGCCCATAGACGATGGGAAAATTACTAACTGTCCTTTTTTTGGTGTTATGTGAAAACAATTTGAATACTCATCATTAAATTTAAAAATATCAGGTAGATCACAAAAAGAGTTTGCATCATGTCTTTCAAAAACTAAATTACCGCAGTTCTTTGGAGTTTTAAGATAATATACTCCTGATAAATGGGAATGAGGATGTGTATGAAATTTATTATAACAAAATTTGTAATTTTCATTAATCCAAATATTAACGATTTGATAAAGTAGTTTTTCATCTGTAAAATCTTTCATTGATTTAAGAATATAAGGGCTAATTAAATCAGTAATAGTATCATCTAAAAGATTTGGTGTTTGAAAACCTCCTCTGTTAGATATAAAGTTTGTCTTTTTTGCCTCTTTACAACGATCTAAATTTATTTTAATCCAATCATCCAACTTATGATCTTCAAAATTAGTTATTGAAATAGGATCTCTAAAAAGAATTTGTTTAGCCATTCTCTTGAGATCTATCTAATAATGCATAACTTACAACACCAGTAATTGCATCTGCAGTATCAGCTTGAATTTTCAAAACATCTGATGCTTCCATATTTAATGTATCACTAACCATATTAGTAAAATTTTTATTTAGTTGTGCATGACTTATTTCTACGTTTGAGCCGCCTGACTTTTGTAAATATGCATCAACGTCTACATTACTTGCAGTTTGATGAGATGCTTGAAATGACTTAACTAATATTGTTGCATCAGCAGGACAGGTTAATACTGTTGTGATATTAGTCGTTGTTAAATCGAAGGTTTCACTTTTATATTGTATTGTCATGATAAAAAATAAGTAAATGCATCCTGTTTGTTTTTTATATCATTCTCATATGAAAAGTTCAACTGAGACTGAAGAGTTCTAAGTGCTTGAAGTATTTGTCTTTGATCTTCTTGAGAATATTCAGATTTTGGTTCAGGTATTTGTATAGTAATTTTTGCCATTATCTTCTACCATCTGGTCTTATATCAAATCTAAAAGAACCGTATCTCCAACTTTGATTCAACCCTTCATTTTCAACTTGCACAGCTACAAGTCTAGCTCTTGCTCTTGTATCAACTTTGGACGTAGTTGAATTGAGAGTAAAAGGACCTAATGGACTAGATGAAGCTGTTGTACCTTGAGGGAATTGATTTAAAAATATTGTCACTTTTGCATCACCACTAATACGTTTAAAATCAGGTAAAAATCTTTTTATACTCATTAAAAATTCACCGTCTCCAGGAACACCTTGTCTTCCGTTTAAGTCAAATTCTCCTGATTTGATAAAAGAAGTTATAGCTGTTTCGGTACCATCACCATTTTGTTGGTTGATACCAACTTCATGTGCATAATATATTGAAGCACCATTTGATACTCCACTTACCACTGGAAATGTAGGAGTGTTAGATGCATTATAATCTGTTGCATATGGTTTTTCATAAACTGTGGATCCTACCCAAGTAGATCTATCCAAAGTTCCAGTTGTCCAAGCTCCCTCATCAAAATTATATGTAACTACTCTGTTTACAACATCAGAACCACTTGTTGGATAAAACCAATTTATTTCTGAATAAAGTTCATTGATACCACCATAAACTAATTGCCCTGAATCATAATTTATACCAGGATTATTACCGTCAGTTGTAAATACAAAATCTTCTACTAGGCAAGGAAGAGATTTAACTGTACCATCATAGACATAGAATCCTCCTGTTTTTCCCATCCAAAAAACTGCTCCGTTTGCAAAAACTCCTGCATGTTGACCAAGTAAGCCATTATTAGATCCAACTTTTCTTATAGAAAATGTAAAAGGTGGTCCCACAAATTGCATTTCATAAGCAGCCGTATCTGTTAAGACCAAGATATAATCTTTACCTTTAAAAGCTCCAACAATTCTTGTACCATCGTCTAATCTAAATGTTCCTGCGGTATTCGTTGATGTTGGCTCATACACATTTGTGCTTTCTTGATCTGAAAACCTTATAAACATTTTATCTTGCGTAGATGGAGAACCAATTGTTGTTTCAGTACCTAAATGAAATAAATGTCTATCTCTATCTGAAACAATTGTCATGACAGATTTTGTGGGCATTCCTGAGCCTATTGTTGCTCTAGTTTGCAAAGCATTTTCTAATGATGCATCCCAAGTAAAAGTTTCACCATTATGAACTGTAGCCATTAAAATATTTCCAAAATTATCTAAAGACCAATTACCAGGTTCTATAATTACTGAGCTTGATGATGAAGCATCTCCCCATCCTGTATATTCTGTAATGTCTGTAACTGTAGATCCGTCAGTGTGCTCTGCTGCTGAGGTTCCGTTTATGCCCCTAGTTATTCCACTGATAGTGTTTGTGCCTGTGGTGTTTGTTGTGTATTCCATATCTTCCGAACCAATTCTAATTTTTCCTGATGAAGGAAAAATAGATGAGTCTGTTAAAACAACTGAAGTAGCACCAACCAACATGTTACCTCCATTATTCATTGTTGTTGTTATTTCAGCTACTGGTCGTCCACCAAAAAAATATGTTCCCCATCCATAACCAGCTGTTTGATTTAATGGTCCAACTGTAACATAGGGTCTAACATCCAATGTACCGTCATTAGTTTCTCCTGATCCAGTCTCTGCCGTAGGCATTGTGATTGTAAAAGTTGTTGTTGAAGGAACAGTCTGTACTTCAAAAAGTTTGTCATCAAAATCTGCTGCTGTGTAATTAGTATCACCACCAAAAGATCCAGCGTTTGCAAAGGTTATAATATCTCCTATTGCAAGATTGTGTACTCCAGTAGTTGTAATTGTAACTGTCGTTGATCCGTTGGTTGTTGTTATGTTTGCACCTGTTGAGTAATTGTCTGTGTCTAATGGTGTAATATCATAAAAAGCACCATCAAAATAAATAACTAATACTTTATTAGTTCCAATTGCTGCGTATTTTTTCCCATCTGTGTTAGCCCAAACATGTTGAGCTCTTGCAGCACCAACTAATTCTTTATTTACAAGTGCTTGCCAACCACCTATTTTTTCGGGTTCGCCATATCTAAATCTAACATTATCACCATCTACCCAACGTCCTTCAGCGTCTGCTGGTGTAGATTGTTTATCAAATCCTGGTGCTATTTTAACTTTTGCTAATGGCATA